CTAAATAATTCTAATACTGCATCTGCAATTTGCATATCTCTTTTCTTTGGAAAATAATTTTCTAAATGTTTATCCCAATATTGCAACATTCTAACATTAAATGTTCTATGTTCTTCATTCCTTTCTTCCTCCCTAAAGTTATTTTCAGTATCAAACGATTCAGGTAAACCAGACATTATATCGGTATCCTTATATCTCTTATAGTTTGCATTATTATTTAAAATGAGATAGTTTCTCGCAACAATTGTAAAATAAGAAAATGCTTTACCTTTGCCATTTTTATACATATGAATTTTCTCAATCATAAATGCAACAACTTCTGCCATTACATCTTTTGGGTCATCATCAAAATATGTAAATTTCCATTTATTATAAACAATTTCTGCAAGTTTATCAAATGCGGATGCAATTCTTTCTCTATATAATTTATCTTTTATATATTGGTCTGTTGTTAAATTGTATTCAATTATTGCATCTTCAGTATCTTTTGTAAAATACTGTCTATTAGGGCCTCTTTTTCTTCTTTTAGTGATTGCCATATTATTGTCTTTGTTTGAATTTTTCGATAGTTTCTTTTATTTGATAAAATATAGAACCTACTTCATCATCCTTCTCAAACATTTGACGGGTATCAATTTCTCGTAATGCCTCCAGTAATGCTTCGTTTCTTTGTAATTCCGATTGAATAAATAAATCATTTTCTTCAATCATATCTTCATATTTTTCCAACTTACCAAGTAAGTTATAAACTGCATAAGTTAAAACTGCAGTTGATATTGTTAATATTATTATTACTATTGTTTCCATAAATTAAACGATTTCGTATCCTTTTAAAAAATAATTGTTTGCTTTTTTATATTTAACCTCTACTAATTCACCTGTTGGTGATTTCATAACTATTAAATCATTTCTACCATAATTTTGTCTTTTGACAACCTGAGTATTGTAAACTCTATCTTTAATGGTAAATCCATCTAAGTGGTCAATTTCATGTTGAACTATAACTGTCATCATTGTTTCTTTAGATACACTTTCATTTGCTTTATCTCCTTCTGGATTAATTTCAAATGTTAATTCACCTAAATTATCAGTTTGGACAATAATCTTAGAAGCTCTAATTGTTCTAACGGGTCTTTCAATAGTTGATGGAATTGATAAACAACCTTCATAAAAAAGAAATCCTTCTTTTGATTTTTCTTTAATAACTGGATTAACTAAGAATAATTCTTCATCACCAAAATTGATATAACAAGCTCTTTTTTTAATTCCAATTTGTGTTGCAGAAATACCTAAACCTGGATGTTCAATTAAGGCCTGAGTCAGTTTCATTCTTAACTCATCTGCCTCATCTTGTGTAATTTCTGTTTTAGGAGTTGGTGTTTTTAGATATTCTCTAAATTCTTTTGTTTCCAATCCTAATTGATTTTTGTCTACTATTAATTTCATATTTTATTTTTTTAAACCATATTTTATCCATTTATACCAAACTCTTTCGTGAATATAGTATTGAATGGGTTTATAAACTAATTCTGCAACACCAAATGCAGCTCCTATTTTAATATCACCACTTACCCACCACATTATACCAAAACCAATTAAAGTTGATACAATACGATATGAGATAGTTTTAGCTATGTGTCGTTTCCTCTCTACTATCATCTTTGTCAATATTATAAACGATTACATCACCATTTGAGTCAATGTATTTTTGTCTAATTGCAGTTCCACTAATTGCTTCAATATCAGCTGGTGGGTTATGATATAAAACTTCGTAACCAACTGCTCTACCATAATTTACACTTTCAATGTCTGGAATGATAGATAATAAAATCCAATTTTGTGTAAAAAATGGTTCATTTTGTAATTCTTTTAAAACTTGTTGTGCTGATTTGGGATTATTTTCATCCACTTGTACATCTCTAATTGCAACCCAACAATTTTTTCCTTTTTCTAATTGTTGATTAATTAACCACTCATGACCTTTGTGCCATGTTTGCCATCTTCCAATAAATAATGCGTATTTTTTCATTTTATATAAAGTTTAATATTGCTAAATCTTTTTGTTTTGCTTCTACCATTATATCAATTTCACATCCATAAGTTTTTGGAATAGTTTTAATATAGTCCGAATGAGCTTGTGGTTTTTTACCTATAGCACTTTCCGAATAATGAACTTCCGGAATTATATTATTGGGCCACGTAGTAACTGCAAGTTTAAGTGCTTGTTCTTCAGATAAATCTCCTGTGCAAAATTGGTGATGGTGATAATCAAAAACAATAGGAATACCAATCTTTTGATGAATATACATCAAATCTTTAACAGAATACATAGATGCCTTATCATCATTTTCAATTGTAAGTCTATTTTGAACCGATTTGGAAAGTCTTTGGAAATTAGTGACAAATCTATCCATTGCAGTCATTTTATCTCCATATACACCATTACAATGAATATTAATGTTATTGTAAGGTGTTTTTGATAATCCCATTGCATCCATAATTCTACCATGTACTTCTAAATCTTTAATTGTATTTAAAATTACACTTTCTTTGGGTGAAACTAATACATTAAATGGACCAGGATGAAAAGATAATCTTTGCCCGTATTTAGTTGCTTTATCACCACATCTTTTTAAGATAGTTGATATTGATTTCCAGTCTTTTAATTGATTAAATTCGTATTCAGTAGCCCAAGGAAACATTTCGGAACTCATACGATACATTTTGATACCGGTTTGTTCATTCCAATCGATAATTTTTTCTAAATCAGCAACATTTTGTAACACTAAATCCGAAACATAATCTAAACCTTTTTGGGTAAAAGTTTTTTTAATCATTGTTCGGTTGGTAGTTACTTTTTTACCTAACGATAAATTTATACATGCATATCCTATATTCATATAGTCAATATACGAAAATATTTTTAATCTACCAAATTATAATGCAAAACTTTCACCACAACCACAAGTTCGTGATGCATTTGGATTTTCCCAAGCAAAACCTTTGCCGTTTAAACCATCGGAATATGTAAGTTCCGTTCCAAATAGGTATAATACGGATTTTTTATCAATTACTACCTTTATTACATTCAAATCGACTACTTCATCCATTTCAGTAATAGAATCGTCAAAATCCATTGTATATGATAATCCTGAACATCCACCTCCTTTTACACCTACTCTTAAGTTATGTGTATCCGGACTAATGTCTTCGGATGCCATTAATTCCAATATATGATTTAATGCTTTTTCTGATAAAGTTACCATTAGATGTGTGTTTCTTCAAAAATTAATTCTTCTAATCCGTTTTTCTTACGATAGTCATTCACTGCAGATTTAATTGCATCTTCTGCAAGAACTGAACAATGTATCTTTACTGGAGGTAAATGTAATTCTTCAACCAAAGACATATTATCCATTTTAACTGCTTCATCTAAGGTCATTCCCTTTAACCACTCCGTTGCCAATGAACTTGCGGCTATTGCAGAACCACAACCGAATGTTTTAAACTTAGCATCGGTAATAATTCCATCATTTACTTCAATTTGTAATCTCATTACATCACCACACTCCGGTGCACCTACCAATCCGGTGCCAACATTAGGTTTACTTTTATCTAAAGTTCCTACATTCCTTGGGTTTTCATAGTGCCCAATCACTTTTTCACTATATGCCATATTTTAATAGGTTTTAATTAAATCTTCTTCTTGTGATTTTTTGTATTTTAACCAATAGTTAATTGCATTTTGGTCATTTATCCATTTACTTCTATCCGACCAATCAAAGTCAGGTTTTGCATAATATGGCAATGAATTTCTGATGCCAATTTCTCTTTCTCTGTGGCCATCAGCATTCCATTCATCTATCATACCATCACCATCCGTATCATATCCATCAATTGTTCCATCACCATCCAAATCAATAGCAATCCTAATAGACTCATTTTCTTTTTTCTCGTTAATCTCATTTTGTTGATTTTCGTTAAAAATATCCTTCTCTATAACTTGATTTTCTTCGGGTTTATCACCATAAACCTCATATAATCCCCATTTTTGGTTATCTTCGGCCATTTTGGATAAAAGTTCTTCTCTTGTTCTCTTTTTTGGTAAAATTAAACCATTAAATGCAATAATAAGTGCTACTGCCAATGGGTCAAATACGATTACAATCAAAAATATGAAGAATTTTACTACATTTTTCAATTCCATACCAAATGCCTCCGCAATAAACCTAAAACCACCCACTTCTTTCTCTAAATCTAAGTTTGAGGTCTTAATTTCGTTGATTTTTTCGTTATTTTTAGCATTTTCGGTTTGTAAAACTTCAATTTTTTTGTTAATTTGAGCAGTTTGTCTGTCTTTTTGGTCAATTGAGCGTAAAAGACGAGAATTTACCTTACCTTTATCTAAAATTGTGTTTTGAGTTGAGGATAATTGACCTAATTGAGTGTTTAATTGATTGATTTGAGCTGTATTTTGGTCAATTTTTGTAGTATAGACTAAAATTTCTCTATCTACCTGTTGTAATTTAAGAGATTGTACCTGAAATGCATTTGAAAGATATCCAAATATACCCGCAGAAGTAATTAACATCAATAATGCAACGGCAGAAGTCAAATACCACTTATTAAATCCTTTGATATTATCCCATTCTTGTTTCAAATATGTTGCAGATACTAACTTTGCAAACTCCAATGCACCAGCCATCACCATTACTGATGTTGCAGCACCACTAAATAAAACACCTAAACCTGTTACTGAGAAATACGCTGCACATCCGGCGATAATTAGTGCAGAAAATCCGACTAAATATTTAAGCCAATTCATATTATCTATTTATACTCACTAATTCGGAAACCCTTTCCACAATCTTTCTTGCATCGTCTATTGTCATATTAACATCAGACGGAGAAATTTGTTGAGCTCCATTAGCAACATTTTGCAAAATCCTCAATTTACCATCTAAAGATTCTAATAATGTTTGTATTTTTTCATTGTATATCATAAGAATAAGTATTTATTTATAACAAAAAAGGTAGAAGTGTTTAATCTCCTACCTTTGTAATATACGAAAAATAACTGAATTAACCAACTTTTGGGGTTAATTTTTTTGGTTTGGACTCATCTTTTTTCTCAACTGTAATCATCAAAATTCCGTTCTTAATTTCCGCTTTAGATTTAGTTCCATCCAAATCTTTACCCAATGTAATCACCTCATCTATGTTTGAAGTTAGTTGGTCAAATGGGGATTCAGTATCACTTTGTTTTTTAGACTTAACTTCTATCTTATCAACAAAACAATTAATTTCAACATTCTTAGGGTCGTGGCCAATTACGGATAATGCCATAGTTGCAACATCATCCTTAATGTCCACTGCAAATTTTGATGGTGAATAAGTTGTTGTTCTAGAAGTTTTCCAAGTTGGAGTTGTGTCTGAATAGAAATCTTCGAATAATTTAGTGTAATCAATTAAATACATAATATAAATTTTTTAGTTAATAATGTCTTATATAGTCCAAATACTATACCAATGAACTATTTTTGACATTTTGACATTAAATTTCGTTATTTTGTCTTTCAATTACAGTAGACATCCAATCTGCCCAATGTAGAATGTATTGAATTTTGTATCTTGGAGCTTTTGCACCATTATGACCAGTTAAATATTTTTGATTATCTTCGTCAAACATACCATCTGTTAATTTGATACCAAAATATTCCTTCTCATTGTAAGTAATACCATAATGATTCAAAGTAAAGAAAGTTCTATCAGTCAAAGTCATATAAGTAATCTTATCATTGGTTTTAAATAACTTACCCTGATTTTTAACTTGCCAATCATTATCGTTTGGTAAATAGTGTAATTCACCTTTGATACCCAACTTTCCTAAGTCGTGATGTAATGCACAAAATATTAATTCTTCGTCAGTAAAATCTATAATACCACCTTGTGCAATAAACAATTCTTTCATCTTCATAGAATTCTTACATACATTAAAGATGTGGTCTATATAACCACCAATATGTGCATTATGATAATGTTTTGAACTGGATGCAGCAGATACTGCCAAATTACTACCTAATTCTTCTTCCGAATACATATGGAGTAATTTTTCTAATCTTTCACCCGTAAAATACTTTTTGATAATTCCGATAAATCTATCGTAGTTTGCTTCTAATTCTTGTTGTGTTTTCATAATTTTAGAGTTTAATCATTTACAATACTCTAAT